GGGCCCAGATTTCAACACACACAGTCCGGCGTCAGGATTCACAAACGGCTGGCCCTAGCGTCACCTGTGGCGCAATTGGAAACGAGGCACGATGCGAGGGAGCCGAAGAAGAACGACGGGGCTCAGATACGTAAATCCGATAAACGGAAAGACAGTCATTCATAAAAATTCAACCCCGCTGAATCCTCCGGGGTAGGGGGCCGGAACGCAATGACTCCCAAACAAGAGGCTAGGTTGATCAATAGAGCGGTACGCAATCGCTGGGATATTCCGGCTGAGCAAATGCAAAAAACAATCGAGCGAGTCGTCTACCTACGCGACAACGCGGACGATGAAGCAGTTCAAATGGCGGCAGTTCGGGCGATCGTTTCAATGGTCGGCCAAAACCAAAAAGATGAGCACAAGGTGATTGATGTTCGTGTTCAAACCAGACACGATGAACTTGCTGGAATCGCTGCCGACCTTGGAATTGAAGTCGGTGCTCTCGAAGATGCCGCGCGACAGGCAGATTGCGGCATTGGTGGAATTGAAAGCCAGAGCGATGAAGTCACGGAGCGGCGACGACCGTGATACAGACGCAACGCGCAAGCGAAACAAGCGTTCCGAGTCCTCGCGAACCACAATTCCTCAGTGCGTCAATCCTGCCCGCCGCCTGCGATGCCTTGCGGATCCCGAGTTGTTCCTTCGGACCTACATGCTCAAGAAATTCCGGCAGCCATTCGGGAAAGTCCATCAACGCATCATCCAGACGATCCACGACCGGGCATCGACTGGCGGAAAGAAAGCAGTTGCAGCCCCCCGAGGCCGCGGCAAATCAACCATCGTAAAAGGGATGCTCGTCTACGCAACCGCTCGGGAGCTGGTTCGGTTCATCGTACCAATCTGCGCAACGACCAACTTGGCTGGGCGGATCTATCGAGACTATCGGAACGAGTGGGGGAACAATGATTTGCTTCTGGAAGACTTCCCAGAGATCTGTGCCCCTGTCCGACATCTTGAAGGAGCCCCACAAAGGGCAGCTCGTCAACACATCGATGGGCACCTCACACACATCAACTGGAGTTCGACGGACTTCTTGAGACTGCCAAGAGTGCCAGGAAACGCAAACGACTTTCTGAAATCACAGGGTCGCGAGTGGTCGCCATTTGGCGGCGTGAAGATGGCCTTCGCTGGTCTTGATGCTGCCTTTCGCGGCATGAACATCGACGACGATCGTCCTGATTGTCTAATCATCGACGACCCTGAGACGCGAGAATCAGCCAAGAGCCTGCAACAGATCGAAGACCGCATCGAGATCATCGAGAAAGATATTGAAGGGCTCGAAGGACAGGACAAGCCGCTGGCGATGGTGATGGTCACAACACTGCAGAACACGTACTGCGTCTCTGCTCAGTTCACAGACCCAGAGCAAAAGCCAGCCTGGGAGGGCGAGCGGTACGGTTGGATTCAAACGTGGCCGGATCGGTTGGACCTGTGGGACGAGTACATTGCCCGACGGCGCAAAGCACAGAGAGATGGCGACCGACACGGGATGGCTGCGGTTGAGTTCTACCTTACCAACCGCGAAGCAATGCACGCGGGCGTTGTGATGCTGGCTGACAACTTCAAAGAGATCACTTTGAAGGATGGCCGTCAGGTTGTGCATTCAGCGATTCAGGAAGCCTACAACAAAATAGCCGACACGAATTTATCGGCGTTCAAAGCCGAATACCAGAACGACCCAGATCCAGAGGAGCAAGCCGAAACGTCGATGCTCACGCCTGGGCGAGTCGCTGGCCAGCTGTCAGGATTGCAGCAAGGCGAAGTTCCGGACGCTCGGGTGTTCTCCTTCGTCGGGATCGATATCGGCAAATACAAATCACACTGGGTCAAGCTGTCCTGCACTCGGGATCTGGTTTCATGGGTCACAGACTATGGAGTCGTGGAGACACATGGCTTGTCGAAGTTTTCAACGGAGCAGGCAATCGAACTGGCGATCCTTGAAAGCCTGAAGCAATTCGCGGACGGGGACGTGTTCGCGGATGCGCAGCCTTTGCTTGTATTGGTCGACTCCGGGGACTTTGCGGAATCGATTTACGAGTTCTGCAATCAGATGGGTGCCCCGTTCTATCCGTCGAAGGGTCACAGTATGGATCGCTTTCGACAGAAAAAGCAGACCGACGACTATGAGCCTTTCCTGCAATCCTACGCACACAAAACCGCCGACAGCAAGCGGCGGGAGTTGTGGCTCTATAACGTCAACACGGAGTTTTGGAAGAAGTGGGGGCAGGACAGATTCCTTGTCGATGCTTTCATGGACCACACGCGGCTTGCTGGCAGCGTTGCTCTATTCGATCCGCCACACGCTGACATGAAATTCCATCTACAGTTTGCCCGCCACATGGTGAGCGAGTCTGAGCAGCTTGTGCCGGTCGACGGCAAAGTCAATAAGCGGCAATGGATCGTCCACGATAAGAATAACAACCACTGGCTGGACGCTTACGCTCTGGCCTGTGCTGCGGCCGGATGCACTGGGTTACGGCTCGTGAACCCAGAGCCGGAGCCAATTAAACAGCAGGTAAAATCAGAACCGAAACCACGGCTCGTGAATCCTCACGGGCAGCCCTTCCTTGCAACGGAGAGAAGATAGATGGCGAAACCACTTCCGCGAATTGACGGCACCGAAACAGTTCGAGAGCTGCGACCTGTTGAGCAGAAGATTGAACAGCCCACACCCCCCGAGGAAAACTACGTGACATCAATGGCCCATGTTCGTCGCGTTGACGTTGTCCTGCCGCCGAAGCATCGCAAGATTCTGAGCGACAAGATTCGCAAACTGCAGGACGAAGGTGCGCGGCTTGATGACGGCACGGAAGTCACAGACAAGACCAAGGCGATGCTGTGGATTCTTGAAAACCTGACAACTGCATGAATCCGATTTCCGGAAATCAAACACGCGAATCCCAGTTCGTGCTAACGTCCGTGCATGGTAATAGCGGACATCGAAACAGATTTGCTCGAATACGCCGACTTTGAAGAAGTCGCCAGCGTTGCACGCGCGAAGCTGTTTGTCACTGCCGCAAAACGATGGTTGATTCTTCGCGCAGAGTCAGCCAGCAATCAGTCAAGCTCGCTCAGCATCGGCAAGTCATTTGTTGAGACGATGCTCAAGCGGGCATTGGATTACGTTGCGACTAACGCAACAACGACAGGCGGCGCAGCAAGCTCAGTTCGATTCCTCGGAGCGGGGACGAACTACCGATGAGCACGCAGCCCCGTAGCATTCAATCTGCATTCGGCGACATTCGTGCGGATTACGACGCCACACGACACAGCCGATTCGTTCGACGACGCACAGGCGTCTCCACGATGGGCAGCGGCCCTGATTATCACTTCCGCAGTGAAGGCAAGTATTACGAACTGATTGAGCAAGCTCGGGACATGGACCGCAACGACGCACTCGTCGGCATTCTTGCCGATCGTCGCGTTGACAACATCGTTCAGAGTGGCTTCACACTCGACCCAAAGACCGGCGACAAGGGGCTCGACAATGCACTGTGGGCATGGTGGGAAGACTTCTCAACCGACCCTGACCAGTGCGACGTTACTGGCGAAACCACTTGGAAAGAAATTGAGCGGCAATGCTGCCGAAGCGAATCGGTTGATGGCGACATCATTGTCACTGGCACCGAGGAAGGATCGTTTCAGCTTCTGGAATCGCATCTGATTCGGACGAAGTCAAAGGTTGAAGACACGTTTCTCGGAGTCACGGCGAATCGAGTCGGCCGGCGAGAACAGTACCACGTCGCGGAAGAGCTAAGCGAGTTCGGCCAGTTCGGAGAATGCACGCCGATTGATGTCCGCAATGAAGACGGGATTCGGCAAATCTTCCACGTCTACAACCCGAAGCGAGTGAATCCGACTCGCGGCGTCACTCAGCTGGCCCCAGTGTTTTCAATTTCCGGGATGCTCGAAGATATTAACTTCGCGAAGCTCGTTCAGCAGCAAGTTGTCTCCTGCTTTGCCGTGTTCCGCAAGATGGCGGCCGGCGGAAATCGTCTGCCGTCTGCCGACAGTGCCTATGGCGACGCGACCACAGAAACAACTCAGGCTGGAACGCGACAGCTCGAAGGCGTCTCGCCCGGCATGGAAGTCATCGGCCAGCCAGGGGAAGAACTACAAGGCTTCAGCCCGAACGTTCCGAACTCGGAATATTTCCAGCAAGTAAAATTGATCCTGCAAATCATCGGCGTCAACTTTGGTTTGCCGCTCTGTCTCGTCCTGATGGACGGAAGCGAAACCAACTTCAGCGGATGGCGTGGGGCTGTT